CCCCCGGTGGGACTCGAACCCACACTGAAGCGTTATGGGGCACAATTTACGCCGGTCTCCCTTTATTTACCTGATCAGGCGGAAATGAGATTCAGGTAGTTTGGAGTAAACCCAAGGAATTTGAGCAAAAGGGCGAGTTGATCGCGAGCAACCTCATGCCGCTCGAGCATCTCTCCTGAGGAGACGTCGGCAGAGGATCGGGTCGAGCCGCACACCCTCGAGCGACCCCGCAGCGTGCAGCAAGAGTTGGTAGTACCTCGCCGGTTTCAGCCCGAGCTCGCGGAGCATGAGCGCCTCCTTGCTCGACGTGTGGCGCGGGTGAGCATTCTCGAAAACGCATAGGTCGGCGACTGTGGGCATGCCACCCATCATCCGTGGGGGTTCCGACTTCTCCGCCGCGCGCACTCGATAGGTAGCCTGGGCCGATGAGCACCACACCGGCACCCGTCAGCAACCGCGCGATCACCGCCCTCGTGCTCGGCGCGGTTGGCCTTCTGATAGTCATCGCACTCTTCGGGGTGTTCAAATTCGTTGGGCTGGCGTTGGCGATCGCGGCACTCATCGTCGGCGGCTTCGCAGGCCGGCGCGGTGAGGAAGGGCGCGCGTATGCGCTCATCGGCGCGGGGCTAGGCGCGGCGACGGTTGCCTGGTTCGTCGTGTGGGCTGTCACCTCGAGCCGATAACTGCCGGTGTCGGCGGGATGACGTAGCCTGATCACCTCTCGGCCGGGGAAAGGACACCCGGGCACCCGTGGGAACGAACAGACGCTACGCACACGTCGTCGACCGGCGCATGGACGAGAAAGTTCTCCTCACCGTGTCGCGCGGCGGACCACTGCAGTCGCTCACCGCGGCGGAGCTTCGTCTGAACGAGGTACCACTGACGATCGACCCGCGGCCACGCCGCAAGGTCAAGGCGTGGGTGCGGTTCGGCGACACCCCTGTCCGCATCGACGCCGTCGCCGCGCGGTGGACCCAGGATGCCGTCGGCATCGTCTTCCGCGTCGCGGAGGTCGAGCACCGCTGCTGGGTGTGGGCCGGCGCCGTCGATGACGTCAGCTCATGAACAAGACACCGGTCGCTTTCAACCTTGCTCGCGTGTGAGCCTCTCGACGTCCTCGGCGTAGCCGACCACGAAGGCCTTCGGATCGATGCCCGAGACCTTGCACAGTTCAATGAGGATCGCCCCGCTCATGCGAGCCAGGGCAGCCACGACGTTTTCTGCCGTCGCGTACGGTACCTCGAGCGCCTCTCGCGCGCGGTCCCAGAGGTACACGGTCGACTCCTCGTGACGGAAGGAACCAGCCTCATCGGTGATCTGAGCAACGGCGTCGATGAGGAGGCGCGTCAGCACCGCGTTCATCTCATCGGTGGAGAGCTTCGCCAAACGCTGGACGTCAGCCGCGCTCAACGACGGGGCGCCTTCGGAATCTTCAGTCATCGCACCATCGTGGCCCAGGCTCCCGCGCTGTGTCTACGCGTCCCATGACTGTCATGGTGCTGGCCGCAACGACGAAAGACCCCCGGCGTCACCTCTCGAGGAGGGACGCCGGGGGCGTTGCCATGCGGCGAGTGTGGTTCCGTAGCGATTGGCGAGCCACCGGGCGACCGCTCAGGCGGCCCCGCTGACGGGAACGCCGTAGCGGTTAGCCAGCCACCGCATGACGGCGCGCTGGGTCGTCGAGCTGTGCTCTCGCTGGTAGAACAGGGCGCGGGTGAGTCGACGTCGGGGAGACGTCGGGCCGTTGCTGCTGTTGTAGGTGAGAAGGCTCAACGGCATCCCGCCTGACTGGAACTGGGCCGACGTAGCTGTCGACACGGGGGTAGCCACGGAGTCGATCAGGTAGCGGTAGCTCGCGAAGCCGTCAGCGATCACCACGGACCCCGCGTGCATCCCGATGATGGGCGCTGAAATCAGGTTCCCTGCACCGTAGGTCGCTCCTCCGGAGGCGATGCGTAGGTTGATGTTCGGCGTGGTGTTGAGGTTGTCCTGGCGAGGGAGGAACGTACCCGCGTTATCGTCCTGGCCCACGGCGTTTCCGTACTTCAGGAAGGGGTTCCCGTCTGCGACCTGAACGACGACCTCAGGCACGATGTAGAACGACCGCCCCTGCAGCGCCGGGACCGACGGAAGTTCGACCGTGACTGATTTCGATGGGTCGCTCAGGTCGTAGTCCGGCTTTCCAGCGATGCTGTCGAGGGTGTACGGCCATCCGATCGCCGGCGACAGGCCCACGGTGCCCAGCCACTTCCAGCCGGGGGTGTTCCCGTCGCAGTGCACGTCGGGGAGCGGCTGGTTGATGGTCACCATGTGCGCCTCGAGCTTGATCGAAGTGCCCGACGTGGCCGCCGACGAGATGAAGCCCGTCGTCCGCAGAGCCACGAGGTCGACGGACGCAGGCTTCGGAGCGACCGCCATACCCGTGACCCGCGTCCGAACGTTGGCCGGGACGGTGATCGTTCCCGCGGCGAAGCCTCCGCCCGCGTACGTGGCACCCGGGCCGGTGTACTCGATGTAGGGGCTGATGCTCATCGAGACCGACGTCGTGATCCAGAAGGCGAAGCGCACGACGTCGCCAACCGAGAGCGGGTTGTTGTGGTTCCATCGGCGGCCCATCGCGCCGTCGGCCGTCGAGGTGTACGTCACCGCGCGCGCAGGTGCCGGCAGGAAGCTCGAGGAGAACGCCGTCGTCACCGGCGTGCTGGCGCCCAGTGGGCCGATGTTGACGTCGGTGATCTGAAGGGCCGGGTTGGGTGAGTGATTCTTGACCGGCTGCGCGCGCCGATCGAGCAGGACCGCGCGCATCACGCGCCCCGCTGAGCCGGGACCATCGACCACCAGCGGATGCCGTCGTGAAGCAGGCCGATCATGTCGACGGAGTTCGGCAGGGTCGAGAGGGTCGGGTCCATGCCCTCGTGACCGAAGATCGCGGCGGGGGTCGTGAGCGTGCGCCCGCCCGTCGCGTCCTGCGTCAGCACGAGCGTGATCATCTGCCCCGGGGTCGGCGTCGTCGGGAGGGTGATTCCGGTGATGTTCCCGATGAGGCGGCGGTGGATGAGCGCGTTCGTCTTCACGTCGGCGAGGTTCAGGGTGCCGGCAGGCTGGTCGCCCTGCTGCACGAACAGGAACGTCGCGGTCTGCACGACCTTCTCGACGTCGCCCTTCAGCTTCTCCGTGTCGGTCTTGGCCTTGCCCGCATCAGTCGCGGAGCCCGCGGCCAAGCGCGCCGACTCCACCGTCTCGGACGCTGACGTTTCCGCGTTGCGCTCGGACGCCGCGGCGTTCGACTCGGACGTGCCCGCGGCCGTCGCCGACAGGCCGGACTTCCGATCGCTCTCAGCAGCGGCCTTGGCGGAGTTGTCTGCGTCGGTCGCGCGACGGTCGGCCGCCTCGGCGAAACCAGACGCATCGCTCGCACTGTCACCGGCGGTGGTGGCGTGTCGCCCTGCGGTGTCGGCGAATCGGGATGCATCCCGCGAGCTCGCGCCAGCGGCTTCCGCGGATCGCCCTGCGTTCCCGGCCGACACGTCCGCCGCTCCCGCGTAACGGTCAGCGTCACGCGCGTAACCCTCGGCCACCTCCGCCGCCTTGACGGAGGCGAGCCGATCCGCCTCGGTCGCAGCGCGGACGGTGTCCCACGCGGCGAGCACGTCAGGCGTCGGCTGGAACGTCTTTTCGTCGACCCTGGGGAGCGCCGAGAACAGCACCTCATCATCGACGTCGGGCACCGACGTGAACCGCACAAGCTTGTACGTCCGCGACCAGATCGACACCTCCCACCGGTAGCAGAAGCTCCCGTCGGTCGGCGCCAACGGAACGACAACCTCCACGGCCTCCGATCCGGGCTCGACGGTGATCAGCACACCGAAGACCACCCCTCCCCCGCGGACGTCGGCGAGCGGACCGTTCGCATCCCATGCCTGGACTTTCACGGTCGCCCGGATCGGCACCGGAGACTGGGCGAGATCGAGCGCCTGCGCCGTCACCTTAATTCGAGGCATTTCATTCCTTCTCGCTGCAGAGGAAACGCCCCGGCATCCGATAGGTACGGGTGCCGGGGCGTTCGAGGTTCAGTGCTTGGAGCCGTCGAAGACGGTTTTGCCGGTGGCGTCGTCGACGACGGTGCCGCCGATGCCGATTGCCAGCATCTTGGTCGCCTCGTCATTGGCGTCGAGATCGGCGGCAACCACGTTGCCGCTCCCGTCCACGATTCGATAGGTCATGTCACACCTCCGCCCAGGAGCCGAGGCGGGACACCGCAACGTCGTCGAAGAGGGTCAACGGAGTTGCTGTCGTGCCGGCCGGGAGAGTCTGAACGATGCCGACTCTCGTCGCGGTCGCGAATTCCGTGATCGTCTGCGTTGGCATCGACACGCCGTTCACGCGCGGGGTGACGGACGTGCCGTTGCCCAGCATGTCGACGACGTCCCCGTCCGAGGCGAAGAACGAGTTGCTCGGGACGTAGACCTGTACGCCGCTCCCGTCGACACGCTTGTAGAGCGCCCACTTGTTCGAGATGACCGTCATGAATAGGTAGTTGTTCATGTCGAGGAGCCGGAATGCGATCCCGACGGTGGTGTCCTTCACACCCGATACGAGCCGGATCTGAAAGCGCGCGTCGGATATGCCAGCGTTGAAGTAGGTGGCGATTCGGCGCGACCCGGGCAGCGACTGACCCACGACACCCATGCGGCCGCCGACGATCGCACCGCCTGCGGCGTACGAGGGCGACACCCCATCGACGCTCAGATTGAGCCATTGGTACTTCCCCAAGGGCGTCACCCCGAGCTGCCCCGCCGCGGGAGGAAACGGCGTGTCCCCCCGGTCGAAAGGGTCGCCTGCGTACGGATACTCGGGCGGCGACTTGATGGGGAGCCGGGGGTTGTTGAACAGGGCTCCCCGCTTCACCTGTGCGGGCATATCGTCACACTCCTACTGCGTAGATGGGGATGGTCGGTTCGCTTGTGAGCGAGGCGTTCACGGTGGATACGCGCACCTGCAGCGCCGTGGTGGGCACGCCGGCGACTGTTTCCTCGCAGCGCGTGGCGGCCGCGGTCCGAGGCGCCGTTGTCCAGGCGGCCCCGTCGGAGCTGTACTCGACGACGAAGTCCGTGAACCGCGTCTCCGGTTCGGACCACCGCACGCGTAGCTGGTTGCCAATGCGCTGCGCGGATACGTCGAGCGGCTTGTGCGGGACCGAGCTGGCGGTCGAGGTGACTGCTCGCACAAGGCCGCCGTACATCGCACGGCCGAGGCGTTCCATCGCTGCGCGCCCGTAGTGGACTCGGTCGCTGACGGTCTGCGAGCCTCCACCGTTCGGCACGCCGTCGACGTACGCGAGGTACTCGTTCCGGACCTGGCTAAGTGCGAGCTGGTCGCGGATGGCACGAGCGCCGGACGAGGGCGCGACCCACTCCGGAACGGGACCGCCGACCGCGATCGGCACGGTCGGCGAGCCGAGGTGTGCGCGGACACCCGAGAAGATCGCATCGAGTTTGGCAGCGTAGGCCGCGGGGTCGGAGCCCGAGTCTGCTTCGCCCTGGTGCCAGACGATCCAGTATCGGATCGTCGCCCCGGGGAACTGTGCCCGGATGGACGCGATCGTCTTCGTAATGGCGGCCAGCCAGATCGAGTAGAGGCGGGGGTTCGTTCCGGTGTAATCGGGCGACCAGTTTCCCTGCGACGGATCGGCGATCACACCAGATCCGCCGGCCGCGCCATTGAGCTTGACAACCCGGTGCCGATCATCGGTGCGACTCAGGATCTCGCGCCCGATGACGTCGAGCATCGGGAGCCCGACCATCTGCTGCTGCGAGGAGAGCGGGACGGTTGCCTCGGCGATGCCGTCGACGGTCGGGTTCAGCGGGAAGGTGCCGCCGCCGTTCTTGTTCCACACCGCCATCCAGGCGCGGTAGTGCGGAGTGTCGTACAGGGCCGAGATCGGCAGAGCCCGGGACTCACCGTTGGACTGCCCGCCCTGAATGAGGAGGTCGACCGTCTCGACGGCCCGCTGAGCGGGCGTCGACAGCACGAGATCGTAGATGTAGAAGCGTCCCCGCGCGTCGATCTCCCACGACGTCGCCCCGCTCTCGTCCATGTACGCGAAGCCGCCATCGTTCGTCGGCACGAGGCGGAAGTCGGTCATCGAGATTCGGTTCGTGAACAGGTCGTAGAGGGAGCTGAGGCCGCTTTCCCCTCCGAGCTCGGCGGAGACCGCGCCCGACTGATCCAAGACGAGGAACGGCTCAGCGACCGGCTTGAGCATCCACGGCGCTTTTCCGCTCACCAGATCCTCGGCAGCGACGCGCTCTTGGACGAGCGCCGCGGCAACCTCCGTCAGGTTGGCAGAGAGGGTGGGGTCGGCTTGCAGCGCAGCGCTGAGGATGGTCCCGGCGATCGACTGGAACGCCGCGCGCGTCTCGCTGTCCGGGTCGAGCGCGAGCGACGCCGTGATCAGGTCGTTCGCGAAAGCGATCTCGGCCTTTGCAATCCAGCGGCCCATTGTCAGTCTCCCCACTCGAAGTAGCTCTTGTTGCCCGGAATAGGCAGGGTGTTCGTGCGGTACCAGCCGGTGTATGTCGACGACTGGAGCACCTGCAGCGGCTCGTCCTCGTTAGATCCGGGGTTGCGTCCCGGCCCGACGAAGACCTGCGCCGGGTTGGTGGGGGCGCGCACGAGCGCGGAAAGATCTCCCCCGCCCTTGGGCACGCGCAGCTCCCACCCGGGGAAGTCCCAGGGGCGGTAGTCGGCGATGGCCTGACCGCCGAATGCGGTCGTGTAGGTGCCGGCGAACCGCTCGACGCGGACGTCGTACCAGACGTCGTTTCCTGTGATGTGCCACAGGGAGTCGGTCGATTCGAGCTCGACCTCGCCCTTGCCGTTCGAGTCGAACTGGTCGACGACGACGGGCGCGCTGAAGAACAGAGTCGATCCTCCGACGGCCGCGCCGCTCGGAACGAACAAAACGCGCAGATTCAGCTCCGGGCGTGCTTTCCCCCCGAAGTCGCTGAGGCGGAACGTGACCTTTTCCAGCGCCATGCGTGCGGGCTCCTCTCAGCCGCTACCCGGGGGTGACGGCGAACGGGTGATGGCGTGGATGACGCCAGGGTGAAGAGGGTGACGCGGCGGCCCCCGGACTAGGGCCGCCGCTCTCACCCGGCGCCGGTCAGGGCTGGTTGTGAGCACCCGGGTCACGGAAATGTGCCGGGTTGTGCGGGTCGACCGTGGCCGGGATCTCCGCAGGGGCCGAGAGCGTCGTGATACTCGCGACGGTGCCGGCGGTGGCGGTGCCAGCGTCGATCGGGACGCGCGTGGGGTCGGCGGGCAGCGTGGCGAGGATGAGGCGCACGAACGAGCCCAGAGCGGCGATGAGAGCCGCCTGCAGCACGAACGCCCAGTCGACGTCGGTGATGAGCGTCGCACCGACGAAGCCCGCGGCGAGCGACTGCGCGAACGTCTTCACGACACGCTCGACGGCAGCGAGCCACCACGGCAGGTCCACGCCCTCCACCTCGGGAAGGCCAGCGAGGCTGGTGACGATCGACGCGACGAACGCGAGCGCCGAGGTCAGCAGCACTGTCACCCAGGGGATGTCGGCGAGCAGCGATGCGCCGAGGTACGGCACGGCGACGACGAGGGCGGTGTACGCGGCGCGCTTGCCGGCGTCCGCCCACCATGTCGGGTTGGTCAGGTTGGAGAGCTTCACGATGGTTCCTTCCGGGAACGAAAAGACCCCGACGAGGTGTCGGGGTCAGTTGGTGAGTCCTTCGGGCCACGGCGGCGACGGGGGTTTCTTCCCCTGGTCGATGTGGTCGCGGAGGGTGTGGATGTAGTCGTCACGGATGCGCTCGCGCCGCAGGCTTGCGTCGAGGCGCGCGTCCGTGGCCGCGGCGCGCTTGAGCGCCGTCTCCACCTGCTCTTGGAGCTGGTCGATGAGCGCGTTCTCGCGAGCGCCGCCGCGGTTGAGGATTGCGACGGCGATGCCGGCCACTCCGGCGATGAGGGCGACGACGATGGTCGGCATGGATGAGGTCAGCGCCGCCCACGCCTCAGGCGGCACGACTTCTCCGCGTGTGCCAGATCGACAGGATGCCGATCATCGCGGCCGGACCGAGGTAGGTCGTGGCGGTCAGCCACTCCCGCGACTCGATGCCGAGCACGAGCGCCTCGATCCACCCGTAGAGGTACGCCGCGCCCCACGCCGTCATCATGAAGGTCAGCGCCCCCCAGCCGACGGCGTCCTGAAGCCGGAACGCCATCACGACGCAGACCACGCCGGCGATGAGCCAGAGCACCGCCCACGCTTCGAGCGTGACGGGCGGGTTCGCGATGAGCTCGAGCCCTCGTGGGAGAGCGTCAGGGCGCGTGCCGAGGGGGAGGTAGGCGACGCCGCGTGCGGCGCAGTAAGCACCGGCCACCAGCAGCGCCGCCCCCCGCGCCCCGTTCAGCCGGGGCGATCGCATCAGCCGATGCCGGCGGCGGCGTCGTGGATCTTCTGCAGCTTCTCGCAGTAGCGGTACTCGTCTCCCGACGGGAGGCGGCTGAGGTCGGCGGAGACCCACTTGAGGTCGTGCAGGCTGAGGAACCACGCGAGGTTTTCGTCGTTGAACTGACGCTCACCGGCGGCCTCGCGCTGGGCGGGGCTGGCTCCCGCGGGGAACCACTGTCCCGTGTTTCCGTAGTTCGTCAGTCGGGCACCGTGCTCGTTGACGTGCGCGGTGATTCCATACCCCGGCGTAAGGGTGTAGCTGACGCCGGTGGACTCGCGGCGAAGGTTGATCGACATGTTCTGGTCCTCCTCGGACTGGTTGGGGGTCGTGCCGGGAGTGGCTGAGGCGGGTGCCTCGCCACCGATCGCGTCCTCGAAGTCGAGGGTCTGCGAGTAGGAAAGCCCCTGGCGGGCGCGACGGGTGACGTGCAGGTGCGCGCCGTAGTACCAGTCCTCGCCGAAGCCAGATGCTCCGGAGCGGGCGATGCCGGTTTGCCCGGGGCTGACGCGCGCGCCGACTCCGACGCTGATGCTCGACAGGTGAATCCAGTCGATGACCTCGCCGTTGTCCATGAGGAACGTCAGTCGGCGGCCCTCCGCTCCGTCGTTCGAGTGGTCGACGCCGATCACACGCCCGGCGCCAGGCGCGCGCAGATCGGTTCCGTAGGCGGTCTTGTAGTCGGTGCCGGGTTCCTTGCTGCCGCGCGCGATGTGCGCCGCGCGGTCATCCGAGATTCCGACGTCGGCCGGGGTGGTGTAGCCCATGCGGGCACGTCCTTTCCTCTTGTGGTGTATTACGTTTCGTATTACGCTCGTGGGCATGGCAAGAGAAGCAAAGCCCGTCCGGTCGATCCGGGTCGGCAGCATCTGGGAGACTGCGAAGGCGATCGCCGAGCAGAACGGCGAGAACTTCGCCGACGACGTCGTGACGCCCGCGCTCGAGCGGTACGTCGCCCGCAACAGGAAGAACCAACGATGAAGCGCTTAGCCCCTATCGCCGCCACAGCCGCGGTCCTGCTCCTGCTCACCGGGTGCTCCGGCGGCACCGATCAGGTGAACACTGCCGTCGACAGCGCCACGCCCGCGGCCGCCGCGACAGAAGATGCAGCAGCACCGCTCACCGCCGAAACCGCCACGACGAACGCGGCCCGCGGCGATGCCGTTTTCCTGGAATCGGTTCGCTCCGAGCTGCGCCCTGACAACGTCATCCCGAACGCCACCGACGAGCAGCTTCTAGAGGCAGGCGAGAAGGCGTGCGAAGGGATCGCTTCGGGCGCTGACACTCTGACGCTGTCGCTCATCGACGGAGAAGAGCCGGACGCATCGGGCTTCTATCCGGACAGTGGCGTGATCATTCGCGCGGCTCGCGCAGCGCTCTGCTAATTCACGACCACACGCAGACGGCTTAATCCGTCTCGATAGATCGACCCGAGGTACGCGCCTTGAGGGGCATCGGCAAGACTGACCGGGATGAGCCCGGGCATGCTCACGCTGCCATCGAAGACCGCGGCCTGGGTCACGCGGAGCGCGCCAACGATTCGGAACAGCGGCGTCTTGACTGCGATCTCGAGCAGCGAGGTAATGAGCCCCTCGACGGCCCCCGAGATGCGAGTCGGACCAACCTGAATGTATCCGCCCTCGTCGACTTCGAGCCCGCTGGTCAGGGTGACCTTGCCCGTCGCTCCGTCGATGACGACCTGATTCGCTCCGGTGCCGGCGTAGATCTTGCCGCCCTCCATGCGGATGTTCCCCATCGTGAGCGTTCCGGTGCCGCCGTCGAGGATGATCCCCACGGGGCCTTGCCCGATCATGATGCGGCCGCCCCCGACGGGGCTGATGAGCACGCCGCCGACGCGGATTACTCCGCCGCCGAGCACCTCCCAGTCGCCCGCGATCGAGCCGGGGCCGGTCCAGTCGAACGTGCCCTCACCCGTCAGGCGAGCCCCTGCTTGCAGCAGCAGCAGGCCCCCGATGAAGCGGACGCGCCCGTCGGTGATCGCCGCAGACTCGAACGGGTTCTCGCGGAGCAGCCCCTGCACGGCCTCGATGAGCCACTCGAGCGGAGAATCGTTCACGTTGTAGAGGCCCACTTACTGCACCTCCAAGGTCAGGGATTGGTCGCGCACCGCGTGCGACAGGGCGATCACTCGCCCGTTGATCCAGCCGGGCGGCTCGAGCTCATCGCCCATGTAGTAGGCCGCGATGTTCGTGCCGATCTCGGTCCTCGCGTTTAGCTCGGCGTCGGCGATCTGAAGTCGGTACTGCTTCACGGGCTCACGGAAGAGCCGCAGGTGTTCGCCCGCCTGCGAGTCGGCGACGCTTTGTTCCTGCGTTGCCTTGATGGAGAAGGGCTTGTCGAGGAACGGGATCTCGCTGCCGGCGGTGTTCAGCGCGAGGCCGACTTTCGTGTCTTGTCCTCGCCCCTGCGCGGTGCCCCAGACTCCGGTGAGCTGGTTCTCGCCGACGAGCTTGTAGCCGAAGCCGGTTACTGGGCTGTGCTCGGCCGAGGCGTGAACGGTGATGGTGTCTCCCTGCAGCTTCGGGGTGCCGATGCGCAGCACGTCCTCGAGGCCTCCGTCGACGGGTGACCATCGCGGGAAGAAGTGAGCCTCGGGGCCGCCCTCGCGCGAGTGCAAGTCGCGCAGGAGGCTCTCGAGAGTGTCCAGACGCGATCGACGAATCGACACGTTCTCCGCGCCGGGTTCGAATCGGTCGGCGGGGTCCACGACGAGGCGAAGCGCCCATCGGTAACCTCCGTCGACGAGGGCGCGCCAGGCGTACTCGCCCATCAGCCCTCGGAGGGATCGGCCTTCGATGACGATGTCGGGGAGATCGAGCGGTCCCACTCCGAAGAGAGCCCGGCGGGCGGCGACGGACCGGAAGTCGGCGTGGGCGAGGAGCAGGCGTCCCGTCTTCGCATCCCAGTCGTGACCGAGCACCCACCCGGCGTACTTCGGCAGCCCGTTCCACTCGGCGACGAATCGCATGCGCCAAGGCTGCAGGATGCGTGCCCACATGTCGCGCGAGATCGGCATCATCCGATCCCGGACCATGAACTCGTGCGTCCGGGCGCCGTCGACACCGTTCACCTTCGACCGCCAGGAGCCGTCACTCGGGTAGACCACGAGCTCGCGGCGGCCAGTGAGGGAGTCGACGAAGGAGTAGCGGATTTGCGGCACGCGCTCCCCCGTTCGTTCAGAAGTAGGCCGGCCTCAGCGACACCGACATCTCGCCCGTTCCGGTGACCGGCACGAGCTCGAGCGGCGTTCGTCCGGGTGGGATCTCCCAGACGTCGATTCGTGGGCCGTAGACGCCGGCTGCGAGGGCACCGTCTCGGGTGAGGAGTCCGGTGCTCAGGTCGATGACGTCTCGGCTCCCGGCGTTGATGCCGGCGGCGACGTCGTACACGCGGCCCCACGGGCCGCGGATGCTGTAGCCGTTCGGCATCGACCCCGTGACGGTGATGACCGACGGTGTTGGTGCGCTGCCGCGGTTCTCGACGACGACGTTCGCGCCGACGACAGGCTCTGCCTGGTCGCCGTACACGCGCTGCGACGGGGCGCGGAACCGATGAAGGAACGTGGCGCGCCGTGGGCTCGGCGAGAGGGTGAACTCCCAGCCGCGCCCACGGCGCACGTAGGCACTCAGACGCGTTCCCGTGCGCGTCTTCCAGTGCAGCTCTGCAGCCGATTCGGGCATCGCCAGGAGCGCGCCCTGCTGCCACTGCATCCGTTCGAGCTCCACCGCGGAGCCCGCGTAGACGATGCCCTTGATCGTGATGATCCGCGGGTCGCGCAGCCGGTTCGGGAGGTCGTACTGTCCCTCTGCGCGGTCTCGTTCCTGCTCCTGAGGCGCCGCGGAGGCACCGTCGGTGAGACCGCTGATTCCCGTGATGAACCACCCTGTGCGGTAGTCCAGGCGGCGGCCGGTATAGGCGACGTCGAGGATGCCGCCGGTGAATCCCGGGTCGGGTGCTCGAGTCATCGGCAGTGCCCTCTCTGGTCAGTAGGTCGTGCTCGGCAACGCGTCGCGTACGGCCACCTCGACCGCGCGCTGGATGAGCGCGAGGGTCTCGGCGTCGACGGCCCCGGTGACGGTGATGCCGCCGAGGTTCACCTGCGCTCCGACGGGCGCGCCGGCGGGCTGGCGAGCGTTGAGCTCTCGTTGGATCGCGATCGAGCGCGGCGAGTTGTCCATCGGCACGAACGCCTCCGGGACGTCCATCCGATCCCCGACCACGCGCCATGTCCCGGGAGGGACGACGGCCGCGGTCGACGACATGGGTGTCAGGTCCGGGATGCCGCCTGCGGCCATGAAGTCGACGATGCCGCCGCGATACCCGGCGCGGATGGAGGTCGGATCGAGAGAGTCGGTCGCGACGTTCAGCCGCACGGTCGCACCGTTGAAGGTGGTCAGCAACCGGTTGAGGTCGTTCTCGGCTGCCGAGGTGTTGGCGGTGACGGCGGTCGAGACCATCTGCGGGAAACTCGCGTACGACTGGATGAGCTGGTCGGCCTGCTCTTTCGTGAGGCCCATCTGCTGCAACTGTTCAGACAGTGCCCCCGTTGTTGCACCGAACCGTTCGCGAAGCTGGTCCTGTGTCTCGCGCGCGTCGTGTGCGGCGGTGATCTGCTCCTGCAGCGCACCGGCTGCGCCCCGCACCTGTTCCTCGAGCTTCGCTCCGGAGTCCGACGCGGAGAGGTTCGCGAGGTCGACCCCTGCCAGTTCGAGGCGAGCGCCGCCGCCGGCGTCGCCGACCTGATCGAGCGCGTCCGCCAGTCGCAGGGAGGCGTCGTTGAGAAACCCCATCGCGACGGCGCCCTCGCCGAACTCGTTGACCTTGCCGCGCGCCTCCTCGATGCCGCCGATGAGCTGGCTCCGAAGGGTGTCGGCTGTGGCGCGGGTTGTGTCGTCGAACAGGCGCATGCCGTCGCGGAGCCCTTCGAGCTCCGACGTGTCGGCGAACGGATTGAGTGCCTTCTGCAGCCCGATGAGCATGTCGATCATGTCGGCGCCTGGCCCGGCGACGAACTCCGAGAACGCGATCGAACCGTCGGCGGCCGAGTTGACCATCGACTCGCCCCAGTCGAAAGCGCCGTTCACGAGATCGAGGAAGAACTGCGTCACCGGGCCTCGGTTCGTCGCGATGAACTGCGCGGTCTCCGCGAGAGGTTCGGCGAAGCCGGCCGCGAGGGTGCCTTTGATGCCGTCCATCGCGATTTCGATGTTTCGCCCGGCCTGCTCGATCCGTGTTGCGTCGTTGTCCGACAGGGTGTCGAACATGCGCTGGGCGGCGCCTTCCACCTGGCCGATTTGGTCGACGGCGGAGGAGAGATCCATGCGGAATAGGGCGTCTCCGAGATCCTCGGCTTGCGTTCCGAAGAGCGCGACCGCGGCGGCGTTGCGCTGCACCGGGTCTTCCATCTGACGGAGCTTCTCGAGCACCTCGCCGAGCCCGGCACTGGCTTCCGGGCCACCGCGGGCGATCTTGGCCGTCATCTGCTCGGCGTCGAGTCCGAGGAGCTTGAATCCCTCGGCGGAGGTCTCGGAGGCGTCCGTGGCGCGGATCTGGAACTCTTTGAGAGCGTCGGCTGCGAGGTCGGCGTTTCGTGCGCCGCCCGAGAGGGCTTGGCTCATGAGGCCGAGCGCCTGCGGACCGGAGAGCCCGAGGCGGGCGAAGAGCGCGGGGTACTCGGTCAGGGTGTCCAGCAGATCACCGGCGCGGTTGAGGCCCTGTCGTTCGCCGGCCGCGATGAGGTCGAATGCCTGTTTTGCGGACCCTGCCAGGCCGGTGCTGAGGAGTGTCGCTGTGGTCTGCGCGACGGGCTGCACCTCTTCACGCATGATGTCGGCGATGCCGGCGAGACCCTCGATCGTCTCTCGTGCGTCTGCGCTGGCGGCGTTGCCGTCGAGGAGCTGGAACTGCATCGCGAGGCGGGCGGTGTCCATGTTCGCTTCGACGGAGTCGCCGAACACGTTCGCGTACGCCTCACCGGCGGCGCGGCCGATGCGCAGCGCGGCGGCCGGGCTGATGCCGGTGAGCGCCTCGAGACGGTCGAATCCGACCTCCTGCTGAAGACCGTCCTGCACGGCGCCCGTCACGGCCTTGCCGATCGCGACACCGGCGAGGATGATGCCGCCGGCGACGGGGATTGCGGTCAGCGCGGAGATGAGGGATTCCTCGACACCGGCGCCGACCGCGTCGCCGACCCGCTGCCCCAAGCCTCGGGTTGCTCCGTCGAGGGTGCGGCCGAGGGATGCTCCGCCCTTGGCCCCGGCGTCGCCGGTGGCGTCTTCGACTTTGTCGGCCAGTTGCTCGAGCTCCGCCTCGGCCTTGGCGGTGGACGCGTCGACCTCGACCGACGCGCGTAGTCCCCTCAGCCGCTCGGCTTGCTGCTCGAGTCGGGCGAGGTTGGCCTCGGCGCGCTTGACGTCGGCGGAGACCTCGAACCCGGCCTCGGAGCGGATGGAGAGGTCTTCGACCTTCGCTCGCGCCCGCTCGAGGGCCTTGTCGGTGCGGGTGACGTCCGCGTCGATCTGCAGAATTGCCCGCTCCGACACGAGCTTCTTGGCTTCGGTCTCGACGCGATCCATGCCGGCGAGGGCTTCGCTCGCGTCGGCGTCGACCTTCTGCACGATGGGCTTGCCCTCGATGCGTGCCGCGGACTCTTTGACCGTCTGCTCGCCCTTGGCGACACCTGTTGTGTTCGCGGTGTACAGCACCTCGAGCTCTGCTGCGCGCAGCCCCATCGAGTCACCTCCGTTTCAAGACCTCACGCAGCCGTGTCGGCGAGTCGAGGAGGTCGAATATTGCGGCGCGCACGCCGAGCCACGGCCCGGACAGCACCGTCTCGTGATGCAGGTTGATGCCGCGCGCCATCAGCTCGGCGACGACGAGACGCCAGTGCGTGACGAGGGCGAGCCAGGAGCCGTCGATGTCCGAGGTGGGGCGGGATGCCTGCTCGAGCTGCGCATCCTGCGCTTCGACGGGAACGCGGTAGTCCTCGTAGATGGGAACGTCGTTCTCGTCGTAGTCGATGATCTCGCCGACGCCGTAGAGTCGCGCCCACTCATGCGGGGTGAGCGCGCCTACGCTTTTGGGGCCGGCGCACCCGCCTCGCCGCTCACTCGTGGAGCCCAGAGCACCGTCGCGAGAGCGTCGGCGTACTCCTTGCCGCGCGTCCAGTAGAAGACCGCGTAGTACTCCATGCGGTCGATGGTCTCGATCGCGACGTCGTCATCGGTCATCTGCTGGGCCACCGGGCCGAGGCCGGGGCGCTCGACGCCGCGGATGGTGTCGAGAATTTCGGTGATCTCGTCGGGGATCTCTCCTTTGACGATGCCGAGGTTTACCTCGGCGCGCACCGCGGCGGCGATGATCTTGCGGGCGCGCCGCACGCTGGGGGCCGGGACCGAGTAGGTCCGGTCCCCCAGCGGCAGCTTCAGGTCGGGCGCGACCCACTCCGAGAAGTCGACCGCGCTCACGGTCAGGCGCCTCGGGTGTAGGGCAGGTCGTTCGACGCGCCGACGGAGTTGGTGACGCGGATGGGCGCCGAACCGGCGGCCCCGGCGGGCATGATCGCGACGATCGTGGTGCCGTTGACGATGGTGTAGCTGGTGGCGTTGACGCCACCGATCTTCACACCCGCGGCGGTGGTGACGAGGGCGTTCCCGTCGCGGTCGACGAAGCCGGTCCCGCGGATCTGCACCTGCCCGCCTGCTGCGACGCCGGTCTTGTCGGTGGCGATGAGCAGGGGCACCTCGCCGGGCCATCCCTGGAACGGGTTCTCGATGGGGGTGTAGGCGCCGACACCTTCGAGGGTCCAGTTCCAGGTCTCGGTCTGACCATCGGGCGCGGTCTGGCCGCGCTGGTAGGTGACCGTCACGAATCCCTGACCGGCGTCCTTCAGGTTCGGGGCGCCCTTGGCGGGCTTGTGGAAGAACTGGATCTCGATCTCGGCGTCCTCGTCGATCGAGGTCGGGAGCGTCCGTTGACGCAGCGCTTCGATCTCGGGGAGGTACTCCCCTGTCGCGCGGGACCGGTTGACGAACGTCGAGAACGAGTGCGAGTGCGACCATGCGTCGACGGCGTTGTTCGCCGAGCCCTGGTCGTCGTAGCTCATGGCGTTGCTCTTGGTCGGGGTGTGCCCGGGCGCGTAGCCGAACAGTCGACGAATGTCGATGAACTGCGGGGTCTCCCCGCGGCCCGCGAGGTTCACGCGGACGCCGTACTCGTAGGACTTGCCGCGCACCGTTCCGGCGGGCAGCGGGATCTTGTTGCTCACGACGGAGCCTCCTCATTGTCGAAGATGATCAGATAGCTATCGGTGCGCTCTTCGCGCCCGGTCTCGCTCTCCCCGGACGGGGCGAACGAAGTGCGGATGATGGTGCTGACGACGCCCTCTCGCATGAGGCGTCGAAAGCGTGTGAATGCGGCGTCGGCGAGGGCGTTGGCGCCGAGCGGGTCGCCGTGGTCGCCGCGGAATCGGGCCTGCGCGCGTCGCGTTTTGGTGCCGGTGACCTCGTCGTCGGTGCCGCCGAAGATTCGGACGCCGACAGCGCGACCGACGTCGGCGGGTATGGCGCCGACGTTCACGCCGACGACGTCGGCCGGGTATGGCTCGGGCTCGGGCCACCACTGCCAGCCCTCGATCTCGCCGAGCTGCTCGCAGAGCCAGATCGTCAGTGCCGCGTCATCCACGGAGCTTGTCCTGTTGGTGCTGCTCGGCGAGGATCGGGCCGATGTCGATCTCGTCGACAGTCGTCTCGGCGAACTTCGCTTGTCCGTTCTCGTGCCGATAGTCGAGGTTCTCGTTCTGCACCGCTGCGACATGAGAGGTGAACCCGACCTGCAGGGTGAGATCGTCGACGGCCGCGAACCCGGTTTTGTCGGTGGCGCCAGAGTCGGAGGGGCTGAGCTCTCGCATCCGCTTCAGCATCTTGCGACCGGCCTTGCGCAGCCCTTTCGCGATGGACGCTTCGAGCTGCGTCTGCAACGGGTAGAACTTCGCCACGGGGCCTCCTTACTTGAGCCAGAGGGTCTGGCTCCACGGCAGCGTCGGATGCTGAAATCTGGTGATCTTGACGACGGTCGACGTGCGCTCGATGTCGGTGCCGGGCCACAGGGTGACGCGGGAGCCGAGCGGGGCGAGCTCGTCGAAGTTGGTGGCGACGTTGGCGCTCGAGACGGTGTCTTTCCCGTCGATGCCGACGATCGTCTGCGTCTCATCGGTGACGAAAGAGTCGACGTCGCGGGCGGCCGTGTAGCCGCCGCCGAGACCGCCGCCGGCTCTGAAGGCGGCGACGCGCACCGTGTGGGGCGTGAAGTGCGGGGCGAGACGGTTCATCGACTGATCGGGATCCGGTGCGGGTCGAGCCGCTCGAGCTCGTCGCGCACGAACATGGCACCTGCGGCGAGCCCGCTCGATGTGCGCGAGTAGGTGTACGACTGCCCGACTGCGCTCTCGGCGGCGATGCCGCCCGCGGGGACGAGGGCGCCGCGGGCGACGGATGCGGCGATGGCCTGCGCGATGCCGCCGGGTGTTGCGGGGTGGCCGTGGTCGATGGTGACGGCGATGCTGCGGCGGCGAGTGGGCCACGCGTAGCGGCCGTGAACCTCGAGAACGCCGGTGTGGTCCCAGTCGATATCGTCGGGATCGACGTTCACTCCGCCGACCGTGACGGCCGTGATGTCGTGCATCTTGAGGGTGGGAAGGAACAGGAGGCGGCTGCCGCGCCGGGGCGTGAGGTGCAGCACTTCGACCTTGCGCTTCGCGATCCGCCACCCGCAGTAGTCGCGGACGGCGCTTGTCGCGAGGGCGGCGAGGGCGTCTGCCTGCTCGTCTCGCATCTCGCGGTTCGTGATCTCTTGGATCTCGGCGCGGTTGAACAGCAGGTCGGGCTCTTCGGTCGGCATCGTTCCTCCTGACGTGGGCGACGGCCGACACCCGCGTGAGGTGCCGGCCGTCGCCGTGTTGTGCCTGGTTAGGCGGTCTTGCTCTTCAGGATGCGCAGGGCCTCGGGGCGCACGACGTCGCCGCCGACGCGCTTGCGGAACTTGAAGCCGACCATGCCCTCTTCGGCGTACAGCTCGTTCAGACGCTGCACGGTGATGCCGAGACGGTCGTACACGCGGTAGCCGCGGGCGAAGTCGCCGAACGCCGCCAGGCTCTTACCGGCGGCGATGCCGTCGATGCTGTCCTGGTTGTGCAGGGCGTAGCCGAGGAACGTGTTCGGGCGGCCCGCCTGGACGGACGACTGCCAGAGGTACTGGCCGTTCGCGTCCTTCAGGGTGGAGATGAACAGCTCGGTCGTCGACGGCAGCAGGAACGACCCGTTGGTGCGGTACTGCGCCGGCACCGCGTAGATCAGGCCCTTGAGGTCGTCGAGGATCTGGTTCCGTGCGTTGGCGCCCGTGTTGCCCGAGTAGTCGGTCGCGCCCGACGTGACGACGGGGACGCCGCCGGCGGTCGAGAACACGCCGACGGGCTTGTTCTGCGTGTGGCCGGTGCCGAGGGTGAACGCGATGTCTTCGGCGTCGGCTGCGGCGCGCGCGAAGCTGTCGCGCACGAACGCTTCGAGGTTGACGTCGGAGTCGTCGAGCTCGTCCTCACCGATCTTGGCGAGACCGTAGAGATCCTCGATGTACGTCCACTCCTGGTCGGGGGTGTCGGGCATCGAGTCGGTGAGCGTCTGCTGCTTCGTCTCGAGCTTGCCCCATCCGACGGACACCTCGTCGAGCGAGCGGCGGCGCACGCGGTTCGTGGTGACGTTGCGCTGACCGGCGAGCGGGCGCATGACGCTGATGCGGGGAACCTCGCGGATGATCTCGGTCTCGAGGTCTTCCGGGACGAGGATCTCGCCTGCGGCGTTCTCGACGAGGGCGCGCTGCTCGGGCGCGAGCGAGGCGCCGCGGATGAACCGGAGGAACGCCGAGCGTCGCTCGGGGTTGCCCGCGGCGTCGCCGCCGGGGGTGCCGGCTCCGGTGCCGCGGATTTCCTGCGCGTCGGCGGCGGCGCGCTGCTCGGCGGCCTCCTGGCGTTCGATGCGCTCGCTGAGGTCGCGGAACTCGGTCTCGCCGCGGTCGTAGCTGGTGCGCTCGTCCGCGTTGAGGTTGCGGTTCTGCGCCTCGGCGGCGTCGGTGATCGCTCGCATCGCTTCGACGGTGCGAGCACGCTCCTGACGGAGCTGAACAGAGGTGGGCATTCCCACGCTCCTTTCGTGTGTTGGGTGGTGTCCCGCACCGTGTGGACGGGCACGAGGGGTGGATCAGAGGGAGTGCTGCATCTCGAGCAGTCGAAGGCGGTCCTTCGCGCGCTGCAGGGGGTAGCCCGCCTCGGCGGCGACGTGCCGCTCGGCGAGCGAGCGCAGCTCGGCGGAGGTCTGCGGGTACGCGGGATACGTCACGACGGAGACGTCGCCGCCGTCGAAGTCGAATTCGCGCACCTCGTAGAGCGAGCCGCCGGCCCAGCCGCCTGAGACGACCCAGAACCCGAACGACATCTGCGTCATGTCGCCACGCTCGAGCGAGACGGCCGCATCGCGGGCGTAGCTCACGTCGGCCATGTCGGCGTCGACGAGCACGCCTGCGTCGTCTTCGCTGAGTCGCAGCGTGCTCGCGCGGGTGCGGGCGAGCAGGCGGTTCGCGTCGTGGTTGATGAGGAATCGCACGTCGGGCTCTGCGGCGAGGGTGCGTGTCGCCGCGCCGGGGCGGATGACCTCTTGCCATCCGCCGAGGTCGGCCGAGAGCTGGTCGTACACCACCGCTCGCCCGGTGAAGTGCAGACGCTGCTCGGCGTCGTCGGCCGCGCGGATCTGAATGTCGGTCAGGGGGAACACGCGCCGCTCGAACGTGCGCAGTTGCGGATCTGGCATCTCGCCTCCTAGTAGTCGAAGTCCAGGCCGCAGCGGCAGGGCACCACAGCCTCGGTCGCGCCCGCGGCTCGATCGCCGGGCCACATGGTGCCGTTGGAGAACGGCTCGCCGATGGGGACGGTTTCGCCCTGCATCGACTCGTGATCGCATTCCGCCTCGGTCGCTGCGATCCATCGCTTCGACTCGGCGCCGGTCTGCGTTGCGCCCTCGTATCGGCCGAACGATCCCGATCGGTTGACGATGAGCGCGGCGGATGCCGCGGTGCTCGCGAGCACGTCGTCGAACGCCCGGATGAGCGCGCCTCGTTCGTCGCCGCTGGCGGCGATGACGAGGAACGATCGCGAGTTGAACGCGCGGGCCTCGGATGCCGCGACCGCAGCGACCCAGTTGGTCGTCGCCTCGGCGCGGAACACTTCGCCGCGCGTCTCCGCCTGGCGGGTGCCGAACTCGGTAACGACGCCGGTGAGCGTCGGGACGAGCGACTCGGTGAGCAGCTCGTCCCACACGGTGCGCTCGTCGTCGCTGGGAATGGCGACGAGTTGGTCTCGGAGGTCGCGGACGTACTCGGCGAGCACGGCGTCGACGCGGGTGACCCACGCGGGCGCGTCGTCCGCGGCCGCGCGACGCCTCGGTGTCAGCGCCCGGAACGATGCCGGCAGGAGCTGCGGGACGTCGACCGTCCCACCGCTCGAGCGCTGCACGGGTGCGGAGCCGGCGGGAATCATGTTGACCGGCTCGAGGTAGACGTCGCCGCCCTCGATGGGCGCGTCGTCCTCGTCGGCGCGAATGTCGTTCGCGGAGAGGTAGCCCCACTGTCGGCCGGCTGCGTATGCCGCGGTCTGGGCTGCGGTGTCGCCGCGCATGCGCCCCTTGGGGTTGAACTTCAGCCGCATCTCGGGGTCGTCGAACAGTTGCTGCGTGACCTTCTCGAGCCGGGTGATCGGGGGCAGGAGCGCGTCCTGCACGAACTCGATGCCGAGGTGCTCGACGTTGGAGAACGTGGCCCGGTCGAGGTCGCCGATCTTGTGCGGCGGGACGCCGTACATCGACGCGATCTTGCCCTCGGTCAGCTTGTAGATCGCGAGGAACTGCGCGTCGGCGGGTGAGAGTGAGACGCGCTCGATCTTGGCGCCGCCCTCGAAGATCGCCATCTGGTGCGAGTTGCCGACGCCCTGGTGCCGATCCTCGAGCTGCTGCACGAGGCGGTTGTACTGCGCGTCGGTGAGGTTCTTCTCGAGGGTGAGCACGGTCTCGGGGGTCGCGTCGCGCTCGAAGAATCCGCCGATGTACGACGTCGCCGCGACGGAGATTCCGACCTGCTGTCGCGCGACGCCGATCGGCGACAGCCCCTCGGGTCCGGTGCCGAACCACCGGTAGTGCAGCATTTCGAACGGGGCCGCGACGTAGCCGGGCTGCACCGGCAGCCAGGTTTCGGACATGTCGTGGCTGAGCTTGTAGAACAGCTCGCCGGTGGTCTTGTTGCGCAGGATCTTGACGTCGGTCGGCGGCACGGGCCAGAGCCCGACGATCTCGCCGGCGCCGTTTCGGCTGACGTAGACGTACGCGTTCCCGCGGATGAGCATCCACGTCACGACGACGCGCCAGAATTCGGCGGCGTCCATGTCGCTGTTCGGTCGCACGGTCAGCAGCCGCACGAGCTCGTCGTACTTCGCCGCGGGTCGGATGCGGTCGCGCCCGCGGCGGACGATGACCGACACCGGCAGCGAGGCGATGGCCTCGCTCACGAGGCGAACTGACGTGAGTACGGCCATGACCTGCAGCGACTGCTCGGGCGTGACGTGCACACCCGCGGAGGTGCCACTGCCGCGCAGCGACGGCAGCCGCGTCGACGCGCGCGTCACGAGCGAGCGGAACGCGCTCGCGACGCGTTGGGTGAAGCTAGCCACGGGGCCTCCTCGGGATGGTGCGGATGCCGGGCACGGCTTCTTCGGGCGGGTTCTTCAGCAGCCAGTAGGCGCCGGCTACGGCCCACAGCGGGGAGGCGTCACCGGGCGAATTCCTCGCGTCGATGACGTATCCACCGCCGAGGGCTTTCATCACGGCGTTGCCGGCGGGCACGTCGAGCACGGGCTGCGAACGGTGGAAGATCCGGCCGAGGTTGACGCCGTCGAGGATCAGACCGGTCGCGCGGCCGAGGTCGGGGCCGCCCCACTCGGTTACCTCGATACCGGCGTCCTCGAACTCGCGGACGAGGGACGACACCGCGGCGCCGCGGGTTTGGAAGGTCACGGCCGCGGGGGTGAACGTGCGCTCGTCGGAGGTCAGCCAGGGCACGAGCCAGTCGGTGCCGGGGCGGCTCGCCATGATGCCGACGTGCACGTTCCCGTCGTCGCGGTATGCCGCGAACGCGATGTGCGCCCACGAGCGATCGTGGGACACCTCGACGCACAGATACAGGTCGGCACCGTCACGGCGCTTCGACAGTCGGTCGAACCCGGCCATCCATCGGCCGGGCTGGAAGGGCCCTCCCGTCGATGAGTCGACGAAGACGTTCCCGACCTCGGAGGCGAACACGGGTGCGGGGTCCGAAGCCCAGTACGCGTAGAGGTTCTCTTGCGGGAGGTTGTAGTTCATCGAGGGGTTGGAGTACGCCCACGCCTCGGGACCGTCGAGCGGCATCCCCGGCGGCGGCGACCACCAGAACAGCCCGATCGTCGTGTCGACGTCGCCCGCCTCGATCGCGTCGATCGCCATCTTGTGCAGGTGCCGTTGCACGATCGCTTCCATGTCGCCGGTGTTGGAGGCGGCGAGGAGTTGCGAGCGGCGGCGGGCGGCGGTGGTCTTCGACAGGGCCGACCACGCCTTGAACGTCTTGTGCTTCAGGATCTCGTCGACGAACACGAGATCGAACGTGAGCCCGCGGCCGCCGTTATCGGCCGAGTCGACCCAGTACCGCTGACCGCCGGTGAGCTCGAACCACAGCTCGCCGTTGATGTTGTTCTCTTTGCCGCGCTCGGCCTTCAGCCGCGGGACGGCGTCGATGATCGACTGCGCGTGCTCCCACGTTTTCTTGGCGGTGGCGAGCTTCTGCGCGACGCCGATGATCTGGGCGTCGCCGTCGACGAACATGCGGAACAGGATCAGCAGCGCCGCGATGAAGGTCTTTCCGTTCTGGCGCGCGACCCACAGCAGCACCGTCTTGAAACGGTAGGAGCCATCGGGGTTCAGCTCGAGCGCGTGGACGAGGAACCACCGCTGCCAGGGGTTGAGCTTGGGAGCGAGCTCCGCGTGCCGGGTGCCGGCGAGCTCGAGGTGTAGGAACATCGCGAAGTGAATCGCGGCGTAGCCGGCGCTCGTCTGCGGGGTGAGCTTGCGGCGCGGCGGGGTGTACACGCGCGGCACGGTGTGCCCGAAGACACGCCGTGGCCGCGCGCTACGCCTTCCGTCGGGTTTGGCGGGGCTGCGTCGCTTCCGGGTCGTCGTCGATGTCATCCACGCTCCCCGTGTAGAACTTGAACCGGAGATCATCGAGGGCATCGCGCTCGCGCGGCTTCGCGGCTGCGACGAGGGCCTCGAGCTGAACGGCGTACCGGTCAGCCAGACTCGCTCGCTGCGGCACGGCGCCGGGCGAGTCGAGGTCGAGGGCCAGGCGGAGCACGAGGGGGATGCGCCAACGCGCCGACGCGGGCACCTCGAGAGAGGCGATGACCTCGCGGGCTGCCGACACGATGGTCAGGTCGGGGTGCTCGGACTCGGCGCCTGTCCCCTCGGGTGTCCCACCTTGTGTCCCACCCGATGTCCCACTTCCAGGTCCGATCTGCGGGAGCGCCTCGAGCTTCGGCGCGGCGCGCTTTTGCGCACGCTGTCGGGCCTTTCGCTCGCGCTCACGCTTGCGGCGCTCCTCATCGCTCAGAGGCATGGGGCCACCTCCGAGCGGTGGGACAGTGGGACAGGGGCGGGCGGAGGGGGACAGATCAAACCCGGTGGACTTCGGAGCCCCTACCGCTAGGGATCTGACCCCCCTACCCCTAGGAGGGAGCATGACGCGTCAGTACGCTGAGCGCCATGCCCGACACGCTGCAGACCTTCGACTCCGACGGAGACGACATCCCTCTGATGTTGGCCCGGAGCTGGGCCGACGCGACATTCGAAATGCTCGAGCTCTCGAGGAAGAGACGGAGCGACTATCGCTCGATAAGCCGGACGTACGACCGCATGGACGGGGACGCCGTCGACCTCGCCATGCTGCACCGCGCCATCCGCGAGGTATGGAGCACCGACTGCCTACTCATTCTCAGCGCGTCCAACCTCGAAGCATGGATACGAAAGCTGTACCGAGCCCGGCGTCGCAAGCTGCCGGAACCGCTCAAGCACCTCAAGCAATTACGCAATGCGATCGAGCATCTAGACGATGCCAACATCGACGAGGAGACGTGGACAGCAACCGCCCGTCTTCAGCAGTCGAAGAAGAGCGGTATCGGCGCACTCCCGAACCAGGAACTCGCGATCGGAATCAGCGGCGACGGATTGCTGTTCGGCATCCTCTCGCACGACGACCTCGAGGGACTCGTGAGGGGATTGCTGAGCGAGCTCTCGCAAGAGCTCGACGACTATGCGCAGGACTGGTGGGAGTTTGTGAACTCCGGTCGCTGACCGCTTAGCGCAGACGCAGTTCCATACCGGGCCAGATCAGTTCGGGACGCTTGATCGCGTTCACCCGCTGCAGCTCGGCCGGCGTGGTCTTCAGCTTCTCGGCGATCTTCTCGAGCGTCTCGCCATTGGCGACGGTGTGCGTCGGCTCGGGCTCGGGAGCACCCTCGGGACGCTCGGAGCCCGGGGGCGGCGCCTGCTTGGCCGTGGCGGTCTTCGGAGCCGCCGTCGACGCGGCGGGGGCCTGGTCGGCGGTGGCGGTCTGCTTCGTGCTCTCGGACATCTCGTGTCTCCTCACTCGGTTACCAGACCTCGGACGGATCGCCGAGGCCGGGGCGCGCGTCTCCGCTGCCCTTGTTCTCGTTGCACAGGCGATGGCTCGGCTGCCCGTTCGTCGGGTCGTCGGCCAGCTCGGGATAGGTCTTCGTCGACTTGATGTGGTCGTACTCGAATGCCTGCGGGTCGCGGTAGTGCAGCGTCGTGTCGATCGCCTGGCCGCAGATCGCGCAGGGCAGATTGTGCTCGGCCGTCAGCTTTTTGAGTGCGGCGCGATTCGCGCGGTGCGCGGCCGTCGAGCGTCCCGGGATGCCAGCGGCCATTGCTTAGAACCTGTCTCATAGGGGGCGAGCAACGGCGTGTCGTCGGTAGCGCAATGTCGCATCCCCCTGGTTTCCTGTGACCACGAAACGAAGAGAGGAGGTGAGAATCATGGCGAACAACAACGACCGGCACGTCGTGCCGAACCCGAACGGCGGCTGGGATGTCGTGAAGCCGGACGCGCAGCGCGCGTCCTCGCACCACGACACTCAGGCTGAGGCCATCAACCGCGGGCGCGACATCGTCGGCAACGCGGGCGGTGGCGAGCTGAACATCCACGGTCGCGACGGGGCCATCCGAGCGAAGGACACGATCGCGCCGGGCAACGATCCGCGCAACATTCCGGGCTGAGCGAGTCGGCAACGTTAGCGGCAGGGCACCCAGGCGCATCGCGCAACCGGGTGCCCTGCCCTTTCACATCTGCGCCTCACACACCCCGCGAGCGCTCCCTATGCAAGAGGATCAGCGCACCTCGACTCCACCGATCGTCGGTGGCCGGGCGCCGTCATGCTGGAATTGCGAGCGTCGTGGACGAGTGAGACGAGATTCCCAGCCGGGCACAGGCAGGGAAAGATCGAAGAAGGGGCGCCGACAACCGGTGGCGCACAGCACCGAACCGCGCATCCGACCCGACGACGAGGTCTTGCCGGCACGACGCCCCCGAGAACGACGAAAGCCCCGCCGAATCGGCAGGGCTTCAGTCATAGTTCTCGTGCAGGGCACAGCCTATCACGAGAAGCGGACACGCTGGACACGCTCATCAGATATCCGTCCTCTGCGATTCAGCTGAGCTCGTACGCGGGAGCCGCCAGTCGCACCCGCCACGTCGTCTCATTCATCCGCATACGCGCCTGTACCTGCCCAACCGAGCCGTCTCGCTCGCGGATGTTGGTGGCGACTGACTGCAACATTGCGCGCGTTGCCTTGACCTCCCGAGGCGTCGCGGGTCTCTGCGGTCTGGCAGTGATGAAAGCGCTCCCCGAGGCTTCGACGATACGGTCGATGTCCCGTTGCTTAGGTACTGTGCGCTCGACTCCGAGACGAAAAGGCGTCATCACCGCCAGTACGTCGCTTTCCAGCAGATCGTTCCACACAGGATCCCAATGGGATTTTTCGGAGCCGTGGTGCGGCACCTTAATGAGACGCGCTCGGTTTACGGGAGCATGAGTCTCGTGCACGCGACGCCAGCCGCACGCGGTGGGCCCGTTTAGAAGATCTCCTCCGAGCAAGAGAGCGATGTCTCCCACCTCAACCCACAGCGCGACCGTGTACTCGTTGGGGTCTGGCGCTGCGAGCCGTCTACGTGAGTCTTCTCGAGCAGCGCCCTCCGCGATTGTTCGTATCGAACGGTTTTGGGCCTCATCCGAAGGCGAAAGAGCTATCACCCTGAAGCCAGGTGTCGACCCCAAAGCCTCAACGCTCAGGAGAACCTTCTGTTCGGTCGCCCGCAGGAGGTGCGGTGCCCCGGTTCGTCCCCGGCGGCGAACCTCGTCCAAAACGGTCTTGTACTCGTGACGAACAGACGGGACGAGCTGGTCTTCGATGCTGACATCCGCCGCAACCGCCGCGAAGAACTCTGAGCTAGTGAATGCCGCCGAGGTGACGAACTTCGCGGACTTCGCGGCTAGGAAAATGTCGCCGACGCCCGCGGTGTGATCGTCGTGAGCATGGGTCGCCACCACCAGCTTGACCTGTGTGGCTACATCGACGTTCAACCGCTCGAGATACTCGAGTGCGGGGTGAGCGCCCTCGCGTTCGTCAAAGCACGAGTCAACCGTGATCCACTGACCGCCGCCGACGTGGACGACGATTGCTTCACCGCGACCAGGCCCAAATATCGAGACCTCGATCTCGTCGGCTGCTGGAGGTGACGCATCAATACCGACTGGCAAAGTTCAATCCATGAGCTCTTCGAGGTCAGCAAGCATCTTCTCGCCTTCCGCCCTAAAGTAAGCGACGTCTGTCCGCGACCACTTTCCAAGACGCCTCAGGCGAACCGCGCTGGTTTGGCGCGGCAAACCCCCATCTACCGGCCGAACCGACCGTTTAGTTACGTAGATGACATCGCCTAGACCGATGTCATCCGTCCCTGCTCCCACATCTGATTTCAGGAAGTCGGCCAGCACGGCGTTGCCCGGCGTGTGTTGGTCCGGCACAAGCTCAGCAGTGAACATGTCCCCATCGAGATCGACGACCCTGCCTGTCCACGTCAACAAGCCCGACACACGGAACTCGTTGGGCGCAACACGACGACCGGACTTCGTTGTCGTCGTTGCGCCCGACGGGTTGCCCGGTCGAACGGTTGCGGAGTCAACCGACGGATTTGGGACAGTCGCATTTTGGACTCGCGCCGCCGCAGACTTACTCGAAAACTTGGAAGGTGTAACTGTCTGAGCGGACGACTCCGAGGCCGTATCCCGTGAAGTAGGTGGGGCGTTCCGACCCGGCGCAGCTGTCGGCGAGAGCATAGCTAAGCTCACTGGTTTTCTCCCTCAGCAAGTGAACTGATCTTGCGCGTGATGGCGAGCCAGTTGTCGGCGGCATACTGCCACCGATCGGACAGGATCTGGATAGCGGCCAGACGCTTGTCACTGGTCGGTTCCATCCCAGCTTCGCCGTAAGAATATGCGTCATCGCGGGATGAAGGCAACGCGTCCCGGGTGTTCAGATCAAAATGCTCATTTACGGATATGTAGACGCCTGGCTGGACGATCATCGACGGTTCCACGCGAACGTTCGTTTGGCCCGACCAGGTGTCCATCCGCGCACCCCACATCACGACCGAACGCATACCCGCGAATTCCAGTACGTCTTCCCATAGCTGCTTCGGAGCAATGGCGTCGCCCACGCGGTGCAAGGCATCGGGCGATGCATAACGGGTGTGCATGTCACGGTTGATACCCAGGGCATTAGCTGGATAGCCCTCCAGTGTACGGAGAACGCCGATGGCTGCATCCCTAAGCCGCTGCACCTCCTCGACCGCCGTGGTCTGCAGCTGTATGTGATCCTGGGACGCAGTCACCTCGAGCCAGGCCACTCGGAACGTCGTGTTGTCAGGCGAGATGATCGTGATCTCCGAGTCCTCAAGTTCATCTGCTCCGATGAGCTCTGCCTCGCGAAACCAGGCAGGCGTGAACAGCACGGGATTGAAAACGCCCCGCACTACGATGCTGACGCCCTCCAGCGTGACGGGCAGTCCCTGGTCCGACGCGATGCTCTCCAGTGGCATGAAGCTCACTATGCCACGTGACCCAACTCGGCGCCGAAGATTACATCGGCAACGAACTGTTGCCCTGCCCCTCGCGAGTCATCGCCCCCTGCGCCGACCGCGGCGCGCGCGCATTCGCTTCTCAGTCTCGATGAGCTCCGCTTCGCTATGAAGGCCGTATCGTTCCTGCAGCTCCCCCGCGGCGACCCAGCGGCGAATCGTGCGATCCGAAACGCCGGCGCGTTTCGCGGCCTGCGCCTGCGTCAGCCACCGCATACGCAGCCCCCGTTCACCGCTCTCTGCGTGAAGCACTCCGGGCACACCGCCGACGGCGGGAGCTGAGGCGCGAGCGGTGGGAGCGGCTTCAGCACGACGATCGGGCGCACCGCGGGCGGCACAGCCGCGACGGGTGCAGTCGGCACGACGGGGGCGCGCACGACTCCGCCCGGTGCGTCGGCATCCGGGATGAGCTCGGCGAACGCCTCAGCCCAGAACCCGTCGTCGACGCGATCGTCGGACTCCCAGTCGCACGTCGTGCACCGGTACGACGCCGCGTCGCCCTTCCGGCGAGGCGGGCGCACGCGCACCGTCTTGCAGTCGCACTCGGGGCACGGGTTCTTCGCCCAGCGGGGCTGATCGTCGAGCGGCCATTTCGACAGCGCGTCGACGACCGACCACCACTCGGGGTCGCCGACGTGACGGTGCACGACGGCGTCGAAGAGGTCGCGGATCTCGACCCGGTTCGCGAGCGTGTCGAAGTCGGCGAGGATCGCCTGCAGGCAGAGGTCAGCGTCGTCGAATGCCTCGGCCGTCTCGACGCCAGCGGCGAGGCCGCGGCGCCCGGCGAGACCTTCGTCAACGACGACCGCCCAGTCGCGCAGCATCCGCATGAGATCCTGCGACGCGTCGATGAGATCCGCGGGCACCGGCGCCGGCAGTTCAGGACGCGACGACGACACCATGACGCGGTCATACACGGCCGCCTTGAGCGGGTCCGCCTGCGAGCGGAGGTGGGCGATCAGGTCGGCCGTGTCGCCGAGCAGGCGACGCAGCCGCCGGTAGCAGCCCTCGCACAGCATGACGCCCTCGCGAGCGACGCGAGGCGCGCAACCGCCACACGGCCGCACACCCTGCTTGAGCAGCTCCTCGGCGCGCTCTGAGCCCTCGTCGACCATGAACCAGGGGCACTGAGCGAAGTGCACATCGGGGACCGTGCACCCGCGGATGCAGCCCTCAGAACGGAGTGTCATCGCCATAGCTCCCCCCAGAAGTCCATGCCTGCTCGTTCGACGACGGCGTCGCCCACTGCTCGGCCGTCGGCGGCTGCGCCTGACGCGGAGCGCCGGTGCTCGCGGCGCGGGTCACCTGCGCCGTTGCGTAGCGGAGCGAGGGGCCAATCTCATCGACCTCGAGCTCGATCAACGTGCGGTTGTTGCCCTCTCGGTCCTGGTAACTGCGTTGCTTCAGACGGCCGGTCGCGACGACGCGGGCGCCCTTCGACAGCGACCCCGCGACGTGCTCCGCGAAGTCGCGCCAGACCGACGCGCGGAGGAACAGCGGCTCGCCGTCCTTCCATTCGTTCGCCTGGCGGTCGAAGGTGCGCGGCGTCGATGCGATCGTGAAGTTCGCGACCGGGAGGCCGTTCTGTGTATAGCGCAGCTCGGGGTCGGCGGTCAGGTTGCCGACGACGGTGATGACGGTCTCTCCGGTCACTTCGATTCCTTCTGGCGGAGGTTCCGCCGGTAGTAGCTCACGGTCTTGAGGTGGCATCCGACGACGGCCGCGATCTCGGGGCCCGTGCGCCCGTCGGCCAACATGCGTCGGAGGGTGTCCTGTTGCTCCTGCGTCAGCGGCCGGCGCGACTGATACTCGGCTGCTGTGCGCTCGGGCATGACGGCTCGGGCCGGATCACCCTTCGCGGTGGCGCCGAGCCGGCTCTCGATGAGGTCGGGCACGGTCACCCGGCGGCTCGATGCCTGCGTCGCCCGTTTCGCCGTCGCCTCGAGCACGCGAAACGTCGCCGCGTCGAGGTGGATCGTCACAGGGATCAGGTACTCAGAACGGTTCGTCATCGTCGTGCACCTCCGCGGGGCGCTGCCGGGCGGCGATCTGTTCGTCGTCCCAGACCTTGCGCTGTAGTCGTGCTCTGCCGCATCCCCTGCAGGGTTCGTCTGTTCCCCCGGTGGAGCGGTGGGCGTGGCAGAAGGGCGAGGGCGGCGAGGTCGTGTCGCGAGGGGATCGTGCGGGACCGCTCTCGCTCTCGCTCTCCCTCTCTCCCTCTCTCTCGCTCTCCCTCTCCCTCGCCACGAATGGATCGCGAGCCATTCGCGAATCGTTCGCGAGGGGCGGCGCCGGGAACCGGGACGGCTTCGCTCGGTCGACCGTCGGCCAATCCGTCAGCGCGAAGAACGTCGACCCGTCCACATCGAAGAGCACGAGGCATCCGGCATCGTCCAGCGACAGCAGGTGCTCGTCGATCGTCCGCTCGGTCATCTCCTCGTCGAGCGGATAGAAGTTCGCCAGCATGAGGCGCTGGTTCACCTTCTCCCGCCCGTGATCGTCCGCATACAGGCGCAGCGAGATCTCCGTCAGCCGCACCGCCGGCGGCAGGCTCAGCAGCTCCTCCCGCGAGTACCCCTCGGGCGTCACCGTTCGTCGTCTTGTCATCGCCATAGCGGGCGATCCCCTCGTAGATCTGGTCGATCGCGTCCGCGAGATCCGCGGGGGCGACCGTGAAGCACTCCGTGAAGCCCCGGCCGCGCGGGAGGAGGTGCTCGGAATCGGCGGCGCGCTCGAACGCCGGCGGGAAGTGCTCGTCGAGCTGCGCGAGCGCGCACAGCTCCCAGCGGGTCGGGACGTCCCGCATGAGGAACACGACCTCGCCGCCGGTGGCGCACAGCTCGCGATAGCGCGACGAGCGCCAGCAGCGGCCGACTTTGAGCACGCCCTCGGCGGCCCAGTAGACCGCATAGACCGTCGTCCGGTCGGGGCGCATCATCGCCGCCCCCTCTGTGGGACGGGCGCCGCCGGCACTGCAGGCAGGCCGAGGCGCACACGGTACGCCTTGTGTGCCTCGTCGATCTTCGAGCACAGCCCGGCGACGTCGAGGCGGAGCGCCGCCTGCCCGCAGAGCTTGCACTTCGGGTAGTCCGCCTGCATCCGGTCGATCTGCGCGGACTTCTCCCGCCACTCACGCGCGACGTGCTCGCGCCGTCGGTCGTCGAGCTTCCATCCTTTGTCCGACGTCGTCCACCCGCCGTCGGGCAGTGCGGCGACCTCGGGCGTGCAGCAGCCCAGGCGGCATCCGTCGCTCACGCTGCACCCGCCAGCCACTGCCGCTCGAACGACGAGAACGTCACCCGCGGGTAGCGCTCCCAGTGCTCGAGCAGCTCAGACGAGGCGTAACGGTGTGCTCGGGTCTCGTTGCCCATGAAGAGCGAGAGCGCGTCGATGCTCTGCGCGCGGCCGTCGGCGTTCAGGAGCGCGCCGTTCGTCTCCTCCTCGGCGCGCTCGTAGGCGGCGTACAGCAGGTCGTTGTACTCGGCTCGGCACTCGCGCCACTCGGCGAATGCCGCCGTGATGATGGCGCTCATGCTGCGAGCCCGTATCGGCCGGCGTCGTCGAGCTTCACACGGCCGAGGAGTCCGTGCTCGATGGCGATCTCGCGGGGGTTCTCGTGGCGCCAGACGATGAACCCGGCCGCGTGGGCGGCTTCGGGGTCGGCGTGCACGGCGTCGTGGCAGGTGCGGCAGAGGTGCACGAGGTTCGCGGGCGCGTGGTCGCCGTGGCGACGCAGCTTGCGGTGGTGCATGTCGGTCGCCCGGGCCATGCCGCATCGCTCGCACGCCTCGCGCGACCGTTCGCGGACGACGGGACGCGCCTCCGCCATCGGGTCGGCCGGACTCACGGCTGCTCCTCTTTCATCTTCTTGGCGATCGACTGCAGCAGCGTCACGTCGGTGGCGACGGCGTCCGCGAAGCCCTTCGCGTACTCGTACTCGAGCCATGCGGTGTCGTAGGCGTCGGCGGCCGCGATGACGCGGTCGTCGAGCGCGTACGCGAGGTCGCGGAGCTCGGTCATCGTGGGGCGGTTGCCGAACTCCTCGCGCAGACGGTGCACGGCAAGACCGACGGCGAGGTTCTTCTCGCGCTCGGCCGTGCGCAGCTTGCGACGGAACCCGTCCAGCGCGGCCGGGGCCATGAGGTTTTTGGCTCGGGCCATCGACAGTGCGCCGATGATCTGCGGGAGGGTCGGCGTCCACTGGATGAGCCAGTGCTCGTCGAGGACGGCGATATTCAGCGGGACGGTGTCGAACCCCTCGGGAATCGCGACGACCTGCCCGGTCGTGGGGTCGGCGTCATCGGCCACGGCGCGCGCCCTTCTTGCGTGCCCGGCGGGCGGCACGGTTGCCGTCAGCGGGCGCGAGGTAGTCCTGCGGTGCGGGACGCTCAGGCGCGGCGACCTCGACCGGCTCGCGCGGGATCTCGATCGTGTGCGTGTTGGCGACCTGCGACGGTTCCCACGCCTGCGAGCGGAGCTCCTCGCGGCGGCGCAGGTAGATGACCTCGAGCTGCGCCGTGCGCGCGTGGGCGGCGCGGGCCTCGCGCCAGGTCGCGTCGATCGCGTCGGCGGATGCCGCGGTCTCGAGCTCGGATGCCCAGTCGCGCGTCGCGTTGGCGGCTGCGGGCGCGGCGGGTGCTGCGGGGTCGAACTCGTCCTCGTCGCGGCGGTCACCGACGAGGTCGCGGAACGCGTGCCGGATGGCTGCGCGCTTGGCCGCCGAGCCGAACAGCGTCATCGGCTTGCGCTCCCAGAGCACCCGCCATTCCTCCGCTGCGGGCAGCGACTCGGCCCAGGCGATGACGGCGACCTGCGGGGCCCGCACGCCCTTGCGGTACACGGTTGCGCGCGCGAACGCGGGGGCCGATCCGGCGGGCCAGACCTGCGACCAGACGATGCCGTCGTCGGAGAATTCGGGGGCGTCGATGCCGTCCCACTCCCCCGACTTGATGGCGAGGGCTTCGTACTCGGCGACCGTGTTCGCGAAGTCCTCGATCGTGGCGGTCATGCTGCGGCCCCGTTCGGGGTGACGCGGAACGTCGCGGCGACGGGCTTCGGCTTCGTGTAGAGCTTGGCGGCGGCCGCGCGCTGCGCGTCGGCGCGGGTGACGGTCTCGCGCCACTCGGCGTAAGTCTCGGGTTCGGCGGCTTGCCACGCCTCCTCGTCGAGCTCGGTCGTGTCGGGCTTCGGCTCGTAGAAGACGCCGGCGCGCGAACCCGACTTGCGCAGCGGGTTGCCTGCAGCGGCGTGGCCGCGCGCCCACGACTCAATCCCGGGCCGGGCGCCCTCTTTCATCTTCTTGCCGACGGTCTCGAGCCGCATGCCCTCGGCGTACGTGGCGAGATCCTCGTCGACGTCGTCGGGGAGGTCGTCGATCTCGGGGGCTCCGGCGGCGCGCCAGGCGATGAAGTCGTCGGCCTGGCGCACGAGGAAGTCGATTCGGCCCTGGTCGCGGGTGATCCACTGATGGAAGATGCCGGGCACGCCCTCGATCGCGTAGGCGTAGAGCCAGAGGTCGAGGCCGGTGACGTGCATCCCGAAGTCGCATTGCGCGAGGTGGTCGGCAGGGATTCGGGCGTCGCGGTCGGCGATCCACTTCGCGTCGTGCCACTTCAGCTCGAGGCCGAACGGGCCGAACGATCCGCGGCCGAACCCGTCGGGGGTCGCGAGGTGGCGCAGCTCGTCGACGTTCGCGAAGAGAGCGCTCGACAGTGCGGCCGTCTCGACGTGCTCGAGCTTGAGGATCTCGGCCAGGATCTCCGCCTCGGCCTCGTGTCCGCGCTCGGTGAAGGCGTTGCCGCGGAACGTCGAGCCGTTCAGCATCTCGTCGAGGATGCTGCGCCAGCGCTTGCGCGATCCGCGGGCGATGGCCCAGATGCGGGAGGCGGTGGGGCCTGCCTCTCGGCCCTCGAGCCATTCCTCTTCGGGGGCTCCGTCGGCGACGGCGATGACGCCCTTCGGCAGTTCGATCATGTCCATGCGATGTCCAGCTCTCGGGAGACGCCCGACGCGCGGACGGGCTGATGTTCGGGTGTCGGGTGGTCGGTGATGACGTCGAGGTCGGCGTGCTCAGTGACGACGTCCTCGGCGAAGTGCAGGCGCACGATCGCGTCGAACGTCTCGGCCTGCGCGTCGGTGTCGTCGGCGCGACGAGTAGCGGTGGCGCCGCAGGGGCACCGGAACGTGGCGGTCATGCGGCGCGCACCTCGCCGAGCGCGTCGGGAGGAAACCCGATGTAGGCGAGGCGGGAGAGGATCGCCCGGGTCAGAGCGAGCGCCTCGGCGGCCGTGAGGATGCGGTCGCCGTCGCTCTGCTCGAGGACGACGACGCGATGGCCGTCGATCGTGGAGGTGTCGACCGTGATGTCGGTCTGGTCGAGGGAGAGCTCGACGACGAGGGCGACGGGCTGCTCGGTGGTCGGGAGGGGCTGAATGTGATCCGTCATGATGTGCCCTTCGGTCGGGATCGGTGCAGAGGTCAGGGGGTCGGCGGTGGGCCGATGCGTTCGCGGTCGAGTGAGCCGAGCGCGTCCGGGTGCGTCTCGGCGATGTCGCCGAACCAGGGTTCGCGCGGTCGGCGGCGTGGATGCCGCAGCGGCCAGAGGATGCAGAGGAAGACGACGGGCGACGCGATGACGATCGCGTCGGCCGAGTTGAACGCAGCGTCGGCGGCCGCGACGGGCGCCAGCAGGGCGGCGACGATGACGACGCAGGCGGCGAGCATGAAACGGATCACTTGGTGGCCGCCGTCTCGCGAGGCGTTACGCGGGTCTCGAGCCAGGCATCGAGATCGACCTCGTAGAACGCGTTCAGTCGCCCCTGCTTGTGAGCGTTCGGCCCGGTGCCCGCCGACAGCTCGTTGTAGAGCGTCTGCACAGCGATGCCGCAGTAGGCGGCTGCGTGCTTCGTCGTCAGGACCGGCCCGCGGCGCTCCCCCGCGGTGACGCTCACGCCGCGCTCCGAACAGCCGCGGGAAGTGCGGGTGCCTCGTCGTCGACGATGACGAATACGTCCTCGAACTTCACCGGGAACGTACGCAGCACCGATGAGATGAAGCGCGGCCCGGGTGCAGCCTTGCCGTTGAGCACACGCGAAGCGGTTCCCTTGTCGACTCCGAGCGCAGTCGCGAGGGATTGGACGGTGTCGAGGCCCTGGTTCTGGCGGAGGGTCTCGAAGCACTGGACGTCGATGGTCAGAGTTGCCATCTCGCCTCCTTTGGTCTACCTGCTGCAACCGTGAGTTGCTGCGGTGCAACCGATAGTAGGTCGGTCGTTGCCGTTGTGCAACTGCGGATGGGTTGCTGCACTCTCTTGCGTTGTTGCGTCGGCGCAACTATGGTGAGAGCCGTGAATGAAACGCGCTGGTGGAAGTTCGTACAGTCGGTCGCTGGTGAGGTGCAGGCGAAAGACATCGCCGACCGAGCAGGCATCGACAAGTCGAATGTGACCCGCTGGAAGCAGGGCAGCCGCCCGGCGGTCGAGTTCGTCCTGAAGTTCGCGCGGGCTTACGACCGCCCCGTCGTGGAGGCTCTCGCGGCGAGTGAGTACATCACCGACACCGAGGCGAACGTGCGAACGGTGAAGGTGGGGCCCGCTGACCTCTCCGACGTGGAGCTCGCGCGAGAGCTGCTCACCCGCGTCGAGGCGCGGGACCGCGGCAACGTCGTGACCGGCCGGTTCGGTGTCGGAGGTCGAACGCATACTGACTTGGAGACGGTCGAGCTCGATACCACGAAGCTCGCCGCGACTACGGATAACACGCCGGTCGATCCCACACGCGGGGAGGCTTGAGCAACTGGAATGGGGACCACGATGACGAGCGCGTACGACGATTACTGGGATGACATCGAGATCTCCGCAGCACCGGAAGCCCACCGAGGCATGCGCCTCATGTACGGCGTCGATCGGGTTGGCGACAGCGCGTGCGTAGCGGACTACGACCCCTGGGCGCACGCCGAGATCCTCGACCTGCCGATCGTGTTTCGCGACGATCTCCCCGAGAAGGTAGTCGCGGCGTTCTCATCTGAGCACCAGGCGATTTTCGTACGCCCAAACCTTCACGCCGCCGTCGAACGGTGCGCGCTCGCGCACGAGATCGTTCATTTCGAGCACAACGACGTCGGCACGAACGACCTGCAGGAGGAGCGCGCAGACCGCATCGCCGCACAACGCCTCATCCGACGCTCCCGCCTCGAATCGTTCTACGGGATCACCGAGGACGCCGGTCTCATCGCGCTCGAGCTGAATGTCACGGAGAAGATCATGCGCACATGGATGCGCCTCCACCGCAGCGGACGACTGGCGGCGCGCTGATGCCTAGACCTCCGCTGCAGCTCGAGACGTGGGGCAAGATCCGCCGCACCGTCGTCGACGGCAAGCCCGCCGCCGTGGCCCACTATCGCGACTCCGACGGCAAGACTCGCAAGATGCAGCGCCAGGGAAAGACCGGCGCCGAGGCGGAACGGCTTCTCATCGCGGCAATGAAAGCTCGACTCACGCCCGCCGGCGAAGATCTGACAGCCGACAGCAGCGTTAAGCACGCGGCCGAGAAGTGGCTCGCCGAGCCTGAGCGCGCCGAGCTCGCGATCTCGACCATCCGTCGCTACACGGACATTCTGGGCACGATCGTGCGTGACGGTTTCGGCAGCGTCCGCCTGGGCGAAGCCACCGTGCCCCGGGTGGACCGGTTCCTCAAGACCGTCACCACGGACCACGGTCCCGGGACGGCGAAGACGGCGCGCACGCTGTTGCAGCACGTCTTTGCGCTGGGTGTCCGCCACGGAGCTATTCGTTCCAACCCCGTGCGCGACGTCGGCCGCATCGTCCAGGCACGCAAGCCCGTCACCGCACCCGATGCCCACTCGATCCGAGAGATGGCCGCCCTGATGCGCGCCTACGACTCGACACCCGACAAGCGCGGCAACCGTCGGACCGCGGATCTCGGCGACCTTTTCGACATCTTCACGGGGACCGGCGCGCGCACAGCCGAGATCCTCGCCCTGCGATGGGCCGACATCGATCTGAGCGCGCTCCCCCGACCTACCCTCAGCATCCGCGGCACCGTGAGCCTGAACGACGAGGGGAAGGTCTTCGTTCAGCCGTACCCGAAGACCGACGACTCGAACCGTGCGCTCAAGCTGCCCCAGTACGCGGTCGACGTACTTACGCGCCGTCGCATCGAGTCCTATTGCGAGTGGATATTCCCCTCTGCGGTCGGCACCCTGCGATGGCCGCACAACCTGCGCCGCAATTGGCGCGAGGCCCTCGCCGACACCCCGTACGCGGACGTCACGCCCCGGTCGCTCCGAAAGGCCGTCGCGACCCGCATTCGCGACGAGCTCGGCATCGAGACAGCCGGCGCCCAGCTCGGCCACGCGTCGGGTAGCACGGTCACTCGAAAGCACTACGTGCAGCCGCTGGCGGTCGGTCCCGATGCGACTTCTGCGCTCGACGCGTTCGGCGAAAACAGCGAGTAAATAGCGAGCGACCCCCGCCGACCGAAGTCGACGGGGGTCTACACGCCTGGAAAGACGGGGCCAGAGCGTGCCCCCGGTGGGACTCGAACCCACACTGAAGCG